CCAAGAGGAAAATATATTTTAAAAGATAGTACTTTTATGGAGCAAGTTAGCCCCGAAGATAAATCAGAATTTGATAAATTATATAATACTGCACCTCCTAAAAAAGGTGAAGAAGAAGGCGAAACAAAAGGTGTAGGTAATGGAGAAGTCTCCCTTTACTGGCTCTACCGATACTCAGGAAATGAAGTAAAAATCGGACGTTCAGGTGATGATCCCGATTTATTTATTAATGGAAAAGGAATTGAAGTTAAAGCATATAAATCCCATGTTGGAAAAATTGGTTTAGGTCGTTTTGGTACTGATAGGGATAATCTTCAATTATTAAGTATTATATTTGGAATAAAAGCTTTAAGTGAGGCTTTAGGAAGTAAAAAAGAAGGCCCGGCTATTAACCCAACTAATTTTAAAGGTACTGATCTTATATCGGCATTTGAACAATTACTTGAACTTGAACGTATTCCTGATTTAGAAAGATTAGCATCTCAATACAATGTGTTTGATACTATTAAACAAAATATAGATACTGTAAATTCATCTTTAAAGAATCCAACAGATGCTAAAGAAGGAGCATTAGCTATGGCTTCTAAAATGGTTGAATCTAAACTATCTAGAAAACCAGGTAATGGTAATTTTTTAGCCAATGTATTACCTAATGGAAGTATTAAATTTTTTAAAATAGACTTTGAAAAATTAAGAAGTAATGAAAATTTATTAGATAATTTTGCTGCCAAGCAAAGTGCTATATATTTAGATTTTGAAAAAATATTTGGATAACATGAATAAAAATCATTTAAAAAATCTCATCAAAGAAGTATTATCTTCACCACTTAAAGAGGACAAATGTAATTGTGGTTGTCACAATTGTGATAATGTAGGTAATACTGGTGTAGTATTAAATGAAAGTTTAGTTAAAAAAGATATACTATCGGAAAATCTGCGATATCACGTGGATAAACAACTCCCACTTACCGAAAACACATTTCGGTATGGTTCCGAAGCTTTCCTTAATTTATGGGCAGAAGCTCGTGCACTATATTTACGTGAAATTATTCATGTAAACGATGATGATAAAGAAATTTTAGAGGAAACTGATTTAGGTAACTTTGGTTTATATGAAAATGTTAAAGTTCCTTTAGATTTGCTTATGTTAGAAGAAAACCCATACCAATCCATTATAGAAGATATTCAGATATATAGTAAAATATACGAGGCTATAAATATAGAAAATTCATATAAACTAGATGATATTAAATCAAATGAAATAGGTAATGAATTTATTTTTACAGATAAACATGGTATTAAACGTAAGTTGATGTTTTTAAAAGGGAATAGTGTTAAACTATTATGGCTTAATCCTTCCTCTCAAGAATGGACAACAGATGATATCCCAAGTAAATACGAAGATGAAAAGGTAATGAATACTTTTGGCATGTTACTTGTTAAAGTGATACTACCAAAATATAATTCCTTTAATTTTCAAGCATTAAATACTGCTCGTTATCGTTTATTTAGAGCATTGATTTATAATAATCTAGATACTTCAAAATATGAGATGGATTATGATGATGAAAATAAATCAATTGAAGTTTTTCAAATAGATATTTTAACAGAAGAAACTAAAAAGAAAAACCCACCAATTGGAAAACCAAAACGCGGTGGATCTAAAAAATTCTATGTTTATGTAAAAAACCCTAAAACTAAAAAAATTAAAAAAGTTAGTTTTGGAGACACATCAGGTCTATCAGCTAAAATAAACAACCCAGAAGCACGTCGCGCATTTGCTGCACGTCACGATTGTAAAAATAAAACAGATAAAACTAAAGCATCTTATTGGTCATGTAGACTCCCTAGATTTTCTAAACTTTTAGGATTAAAAGGTTCTTTTAGTGGTTTTTGGTAATGAATAGATTAGATAAACTTATTAATGAAGTTCTTTTAGAAGAAAAGAAAAAACGAGACAGATGTTTACGCATTGCTGACCGTAAATTTGATAAACCATCTGCTTATAAATCAGGTGCTGTAGTTAGATGCCGTAAAGGAGGTATTTGGAAAGACTTAAAAGAAGTCATACAAGAAATTATCCAAGAAGATGAATCACTTCATAAATGGTTTAAACGCTCAGGTCCAAAAGGTAAAGAAGGAGGATGGGTAGACTGTAACGCTCCTGATGGAGATGGAGGATATAAATCATGTGGTAGAAAAAAAGGTGAAACACGTTCAAAATACCCTTCATGCCGTCCTACAGCAGCACAATGTAAAACACCTGGTAAAGGTAAAAAGTGGGGAAAAACAGTAAAAGAAATATCTAACCCACAATCAGGAAAAGCAGCACCATATGGTTCAGGATTTGCTCCTGTAAAAGAATTAGTAACAGACACAAGAATTATATGTGATAATTGTGGTTGGTCATGGCCTATTAAAGATGGGGGAGATGATTTATACATTTGCCATAAATGCGGACACGATAATGAGCCTACAAAATAATACAATATGATTAAACTTCTTCAATTATTAACCGAAGCAAAAGAAACATTTTTAGATTTTACTACAAATCGTTTAGCAGGTGCTGAAAAAATAGCTGATATGACTTTAAAAAAAGGTGGAGATGCTTTATTAACATATAAACACTATAAAGTTAAATTACCTTACTATAAAAAAGCTACAGCAGGTAAATTTGATATAGAACAAGCTAAAAAAGAATTTGAATCTACATACAAAAAAATATCCACAAATATGACTCAAAACGAATTCCAAACAGAAATGGGACGTTTAGAGGTACTAGGTGAATTGATTATTAGAGAAAAATAATGAGTTATTTAAATGCAAATATTTTTTACACTTACATTCATGTTCGACCTGATACCAATGAACCTTTTTATGTAGGAAAAGGTAAGGGAAGACGACATAAAACTAAAACAGGTAGAAACCAATATTGGCATAATATTGTTAATAAAAATAATGGTGTTTTTGAATCTAAAATTATATTTGAAGGATTAACTGAAAAAGAAGCTTTATTGAAAGAAGTTGAAATAGAAAAAGAACTTAAAGAAAAAGGATATAATCTGGTTAATCTAGCTGAAACTGGAAATTCGGGTCCTGTCGGGGTTTCTAGAACTGAAAAACATAAAACAATCCTTAAGTAAAGCTACTAAAGGTAGAGTAAGTCCAAATAAAGGCAAAAAACATGATCCATTCCCTGAAGAATCAAAATATTGGAAAGGAAAAAATAGGCCTAAAGATACTAAAGTAAAACAATCATCTTCACAATTGAAACGATGGGAAGAAAAAGGTAATGAATTAAAGCAAAATTTTAAAAATAAAATGGGGAAAAAAATATTACAAATAGAATCTAAAACCCTTACCCCTCTAGATATTTTTCCCTCAATAACGGATGCATCAGAAATAACAGGTATAAGCAAAGCAAACATAGGACATTGTTTATCTAAAAAACAAAAAACCTCAGGGGGATATATATGGGTGTGCAAACATATTGAAAACCCATATTTTGAATATATCATCAATGAAAATGAAGTAATACGTGTATTCGAAAATGATGATTTAGGAACTGAAGAACTTTGGCATCGCGATGATGAATCGAGAACTATTGAAATCCTAGAAGATACAAATTGGCAGTTACAATTAGAAAATTGCTTGCCTACCTCCCTAAAAGAACGTATATTTATTCCAAAACACGAATGGCATCGTGTAATAAAAGGAACAGGAACGTTAAAATTAAAAATACATAAATTATGAAAAAACTAGATTTAAAAAATCTTATCCGTGAGGAAATTTTAAAAACTTTAAGTGAAATTAATAATTTCTCTAATTTAGAACCTGGAGAATATAAAGTTACATATATTACAATGAGTGCAGACGGAGGACCAGATAATGAAGAAACTCAATTAGTAACTCTTAAACAAGGAGAAGACATAGAAAGTAAAATACCCCGTTATTACAAAATTACTAATGTAAAAAAAAATAACATATATTTATAAATAAAGACAAAATGGAAAAAGAAATCCTTAGAATGCAAATGTTGGCTGGTATTATTACTGAAGGTCAATATAAAGAAAAAATGAATGAAATAGAAAATGATACTTTAACCGCTGATAAAGTTGAAGATATAGCAAAAAGTTCTAAATTTGATGCTGAAATGGAAAAAGTTTGGGCTAAAATGTCAGATGAAGATAAAGCTCAACTTAAAAAAGGACTTCAAAGTTCTGGAATATTAAAAGAAACAGTAGATGAAGGAATTTCATTTGATGCTGTTTTAAACAAAGTTGAAGATGTAACAAATTCCCTTTCAGAAGACCAATTTGCTGTAAGAGAAGTTCCTGTTAAAGAAAAAATAGGAAAAATTATAGGAACTATAGGAAAAATTAACGCAACAGGACTTGGTATTCCTGGAGCTATAATTGCTGGATTAGCAGGAGCTGGAAGTTTAGCTATGATAGGAATAACAGGAGTTGGTTTATTAGCAGGCGCTGGTTTGTGGTGGTTAGGAAACAAGTTAGCAGGTGAAGAAACCGGTGATTTTTCGGAACCAGAAGCAGGTATGACTACTATTACCCCTTAAAAAATATCATAACATACAGACAGATTCATAGCCTGTCGACTTAAAAAAAATTAGTAGAACTAACATATATTCATAAATAAAGACAAAATGGAAAAAGAAATCCTTAGAATGCAAATGTTGGCTGATATTATTACAGAGGAGCAATATAAAGAATTATTATTTGAAGAAGAATTAGAACAAGCATTAGAAGTAGAGCTTAAAAAAATAGCATCTCAACTAAAATCAACTTTATTAAATGTTAAACCATCTCCTAAAGATGGTGAATTAGAAGAAATTTTCTTTACCACTACTGCATTAATTATTGGTGCACCTGGATTATTATCTTTTTTAGGAAAAGCGGCTGATGGAATAACAGATATTATTAAAAAAGGAACAAACTCTGCTGTATTTAAAACTGATACTTATAAAAAGGGAGGGAGTGCTAATATTCCCCCTTCAATAGGAAATGGATTAAGAAACGCAGGACATGCTTTAGAAGAAATTTATATAGAATCTTTAGGAGGATGGTTAACATCAGCTTTTCCTAAATTATATAAAGGTCAAAGTGTTAAAAATCACACAACAAAATTATATGATGATGCTCATAAAATATACGCTGGATTATTAGTAGCTGCTTCAATAGCCTCTGGATTTGAAGCAATACATGGTGCTAATGCTATAATACAGGGACTAGAAGGAGGAGCATCTGTTTTAAAAGCTTCAGAAGTAGCTACTATTGCTCAAAAAATAGTAGCAGCTTAAAAAATAACATATATTTATAAATAAAGACAAAATGGAAAAAGAAATCCTTAGAATGCAAATGTTGGCTGGTATTATTACTGAAGGTCAATATAAAGACCAAACCGAAAACATTTACGAGACTACTCTTAAACCTGAAGAAAAAGCAGTGTTTGATGATCTAGTTAATACCATAAATGAAGATGAAGGTTGGATTGATAAACTTAAAAGTTATGTTAACAAAGGAATGATTACCCTTGGAATTATCTCAGCATTGTTAGGTGGAACTGCATTAACAATGAACCAAAAACAAGAAGTAGTAGATACTGTAAAAACTGAAATGCCTGCACAGCAAAAAGAATTAGGATATCTAACAGATGCTTGGACTGCTCATAGTATCCTTAATCAGAATACCTTAAAAGATGAAGTAGCTAAATTAGCCCAAGAAGATTCTGAAGTATTTGGATTGGTTAATGATTTAACTTATAAAGATTTTTATAAGATGTCTGCTGATGAGCAGGTTCAAATTGGCAAACATAATCAAAATGCTATTAAAAAACTTATGTCATTGACAACTTATCATTTTGATACAAGTAAATAATTTATAGACAGATTCATAGCCTGTCGACTTAAAAAAAATTAGTAGAGCTGTGGCCTAATCTTTGGATTAGGTCACTTTTTTTTGTATCTTTAAAATAAATAAAAGTTATGAATATATTTTATATTAACGAAAACCCAATTATAGCTGCGCGTGAATTAGCAGACGATCATATTAGAAAAATGCAAATTGAATGTGCTCAAATGTGTTGTGTAGCTCATTGGGTAAACGGTTCAACAGCACCTTATAAACAATCTCATACAAACCACCCATCAACAAAATGGACACGAGAATCTATACAACATTATAGATGGTTAGTTCAACATGGTTTAGAAATATGTGATGAATTTGAAAAACGATATGGTAAAAAACATAAAACAAAAGATGTACTTGAATGGCTACAAAACAATGAACCTTCTATACCTGACAGTGGATTTATGGATCCCCCTCAGTGTATGCCTGATGAATTTAAATTAGAAAGTACTATAGAAGCATATAAAAATTTTTATATTAACGATAAAGTAAAAGTAAAAAAATTAGATTGGAAAAAATTAAACAACAAACCAAAATGGATAAAAGAATAGTAATTGTAGGAGCAGGAGTTGCTGGTGTAAATGCTGCAACAAAGTTAGTAGATAATGGTTACCCTGGAAACCTTATTACAATAATTGATATGGGTAAAGACCCATACAATAGATTACCTGAAGAAGTAATGACTGGATTTTTAGGAGCTGGAGGATGGAGTGATGGTAAATTAACTTACCACACAGCAATTGGAGGACAATTGTCTAAATACACAGGTGAAGAAAAAGCAATGGAATTGATGGATCAAGTGATTACCAATTTTAAACGTTTTCACCCTAAACCAGAAGAAGTACAATGTTCAAATCCAACTGCTGAACCTGAATTTATTAAACCATACTTTGGCTTGCGTTTATTCCCTGTATGGCATGTAGGTACAGATTATCTATCTGAAATTGCTAAAAATTGGTATGATTATTTAGTATCTAAAGGTGTTAAATTCGTTTGGGAAGTAAAAGTTCATGCTATTGATTTTGAAAATCAACGTGTATTAGCTCATTCTTTAATAGAAAAGCTAGAATATGAACGTGTATATGATGAACTGATTTTCGCAGTAGGTAAATCGGGTATTGATTTTGCTCAAAAACTAGCCCAAGAATATGAACTCCCAGATGAACCTAAATCAGTTCAAATTGGGGTACGTTTTGAAGCACCACAAGAACACTTCCAAAAACTAATTGATATTTCATATGACTTTAAGTTATATAGAAAATTTGATGATGAAGGAGTATCGTTACGTTCATTTTGTACAAACAATAATGCTGCTTATGTTGCTCCTGAAATAACTTATGGGGATGTGACTTTTAATGGCCATGCATATAAGGATCCTTCTAAAAATAATAATATGACTAATTTTGGTATTTTGATGGAAGTTACTGGAGTTGAAAATCCTTTCGAATGGTCTAGAAATGTTATTAAAAAATGTCAAATAAATGGTAAAGGAATGTATTATTCCCCCTCAAGACAACCTTCATTAACATCTGAAGGATATGAGATGCCATGTCATCAAATAGGGATTGATACTTTAGCTCGTATTGTGGAACCCTCATTTGAAGGTTACTTTAAATATGTTTGGGATTTCATCCAAGATATGAAAAAAGTATTTCCTACACTACAAGATGATTGGGGAATCTATATAGGTGAAGTCAAATACCTATCCCCAGAACCTCTTGTAAACTATAAAGACTTATCATTGATAAGTTATCCAAATGTACATTTTGCTGGAGATGCACTTTCTGCTCGTGGTATAACAGTAGCAGGTAGCCAAGGTATCTTCATTTCAGAATATTTATTAGAAAATGAGTAAAAGTGGAATATATAAAATAACATCCCCATCTGGTAAAATATATATTGGTCAATCTATTAATATAGAAAAAAGATGGGAAGGGCATAAGATATATAATGGCATAGGCCCTCAAATAAAAAACTCTTATATTAAATATGGATTTGAAAACCATAAAAAAGAAATTATAGAAGAATGTTTTTTAGAGCAATTAAATGAAAAAGAGATATATTGGAAGAAATACTATATTAATTTATACGGGTGGGGAAAAGCTTTATTTTGTGAAATATATGATACTGGAGGTGGTCCCAAATCCCTCCAAACAAGAAAGAAACAAAGTATATCTCAAAAATTGAATTTATCCAAACCCGAAATAAAAGAAAAAAGAAAAATTCATTGTAAAATTGCAGCTAATAAACCAGGAGTACAGGAAAAAGCAGTAGCTAATACTGATTGGGTTAAAAGAGAATTAAACAGGATAAAATCTATGGATTATTTTAAGTTAAAAAAACCTGTTTTTCAATATGATTTAAATGGATATTTTGTAAAAGAATGGAATGGGTTTATAGACATTAAAAAAGAACTAAACTACGATCAATCTTTAATCCGCAAATGTTGTAAAGGTTTACAAAAAACAGCTTATGGATTTGTTTGGAAGTATAAAAATTAATTAATATATTAAAATAAAAAAGTTATGAAAATAGGATTTTGTGGAACAGTTTCAGTTGGTAAAACAACATTAGTTAATGCATTAAAAGAGTTACCTGAATTTGCAAATTGTGAATTTAAAACAGAACGTTCAAAATATTTACGTGATTTAGGTATCCCATTAAATACTGATTCAACATTAAAGGGTCAAATAGTGTTTATGGCTGAACGTTCAAGTGAACTTATGTTAGAAAACATGGTTACAGATAGAACTATAATTGATGTTATGGCATTTACACGTTTAGCTAAATCTATTCCGTATTTTATGGCAGATGATTTTAATAATGCTGTATCGCATTTATTACGCGAGTATGATTATGTATTTTATGTTTCACCTGAAGGTGTAGAATTGGAAGACAATGGTGTACGTGTTGTAGATGCTGGATATAGAAATCAAATTGATAAGGAAATAAAACAGTTAATAAATAAACATAAAAATAAATTAAAAAACTATACAGAATTATCGGGCAGCACTGAAAAAAGAATACAGAAAATTAAACAAGTAATAGGTCTTTGATATTTATCAATAAAATACAAAATGAAACAATCCCGTTTACTTGAAATCATACGTGAAGAAATTAGTGGAGCCTTAAGAGAAGATGAAACAGCAGAAAAAGCAGCTAAAGATGCTGCCCTTAAAGCCGCTAATTTAGAAATTGTAGCTTTGCAAAAGAAAAAATCTGAAATGACTAAAAGTGGTGTAGCTGAGGTTGAACTTGAAGAAGACCAATTGAATGAAATGGCTTTTACTTTGAAAAAAGGTATAGCCCCTAGTGAAAAAATTGAACCACGCTACAAAAAAGAAAACTTTAAAAAAGTAGTTGATCTTATCTTATCTAAAGTAGATGGTAAGAAGACTATGGCTGATGTAGCAAGAGAATTAGGTGTAATTCAACAAAAAATACGTCCTGTAGTATCTGATCTTCTTGATGCTGGTATTTTAGAAAAAGGTGAAGCTGAGTCAAAAGCAGGTAAAGATGTTACTAATAAACCAGGCCCTAAAGCTAAAGAAGAAAAACCATCTAAAGAAAAAGTAACTAAAGAAAAAGTAGCTACTCGTACCGCGGGGGATGATGGATTTGACAATGTAGAATATGATAGTGAAGATGATGAAGATAAAGAAGCATCAAAAGCTGCGGGTAGTGATGAAACCGCAAAAGAATTAGGTAATACTCCTGAAGAAAAGAAAGCAAAATTTAACCAATTTTTAGCATCCGTTAAGAAAAATAAAGAAGATAAAGCTAAAATTGATGGTATTTTAAAACTAGCAAAAGATAAATTTAAATTCCCTAAATCAATGATGGATGATTTAAAACGTACTGCTGGTAGAGATGTTGAAATATGATTCAAAATAAAACATACCAAATAAAGTTATCCCATCTTATCATAGGTGGGATATTTTTATTATTGCTAATTTATCTTATATACCTTAAAATTCAACCCATCCCAACTCCAGACTATAGCAAATATAAACAAAAAATAGAAGAATTACAGAAAGAAATTAATAAGTTAAAAAATGTACAAGACACATTAACTGTTGATTTAGGTAAACAGCAAAAAGTTATAGATTCATTAAATAATGAGGTTATAAAAACAGAAAAAGAGTTAACTAAAACACGTTTATATTATGATAAAAAAATTAAAGATCTTACTAGTTCTTCTCCTACTGAGCTCAACGACTTTTTCACAAAAAGATACAAATAAAATTTGTTTTTCTTATACTACAGCTAGGCAAATAGCTATTGATTTAGTTAGAGGAGACTCTGCTACTGCAGAATTAAAAGTTGTAAACAAATTAGTATGGCAACTTAATGAAAAAATCCAATCCCAAGATAGTCTTATTTTATTATATGTTGAAAAAGAAAATAATTATATTGAACAAATAAACAACTATAAAAAAATAATCATAGAAAAAGATAAAATAACCACAGGACTTGAAAAAAATGTTACTGACTTAACTCGCAAAAATACTAACTTAAAATCGGGACTTAAGTGGTTAAGTGGAGGATTCGTGGCTTCTGTACTTACTATTATTACATTTATAGCAATTAAATAAATGGAAGAAAAGAATTTAAAACAGGTAGTCCGTGAGGAATATATAAAATGTGCTCACTCACCAGCATATTTTATGAAAAAATACTGTTACATTCAACATCCAAAACGTGGACGTATCCAATTTAATCTTTATCCATTCCAAGAAAAAGTACTTACCTTATTTCAAGAAAATCCATATTCTATGGTACTTAAATCTCGCCAATTAGGTTTATCTACCTTAACAGCAGGTTATTCTTTATGGATGATGCTATTTCATGAAGATAAAAATATTCTTTGTATTGCTACTAAGCAAGACACCGCTAAAAATATGGTTACAAAGACAAAATTCATGTACGAAAATTTACCTTCATGGTTAAAGTTTACAACTAAACCAGATGAAGCAAATAAATTAACTCTGCGTTTACCTAATGGATCACAAATTAAAGCAACATCCGCATCAAGTGATGCTGGCCGATCAGAAGCTGTTTCTTTGTTAATTATAGATGAAGCTGCTTTTATCCATAATATTGGTGAAATATGGGCCTCAGCTCAACAAACCTTAGCTACAGGTGGTGGGTGCATTGCATTATCTACTCCATATGGTACGGGTAATTGGTTTCATAAAACTTGGGTTTCTTCAGAAATGGGAGAAAATAGTTTTTTACCAATTAGATTACCTTGGGAAGTACATCCTGAACGAGACCAAACATGGAGAGACCAACAAGATAAAGATTTAGGTGTAAGAATGGCAGCTCAAGAATGTGACTGTGATTTCACTACATCTGGAGATACAGTATTCCAACCAGAAGACATTACTTTTTACGAACAATTCCACGTAAAAGAACCTCTTGAAAAACGTGGAGTTGACCAAAACCTATGGATTTGGGAACCAGCGGATTATTCTAGGAATTATATGATCGTAGCTGATGTAGCACGTGGCGATAGTAAGGATTATTCGGCGTTTCACATCTTTGATGTTGAATCATTCACCCAGGTAGGTGAATATAGGGGACAAATCAATACAAAAGATTATGGACATTTGTTAACAAGCATTGCAACAGAATACAACAATGCACTATTAGCAGTCGAAAATCAAAGTATAGGATGGTCAACAGTTCAAACGATTTTAGATAGAGGTTATCAAAATTTTTATTATTCACCAAAAGGTGGAACAAATAATGTAGATTCTTTCTTTGACCCCTATATGGACCATAGTAAGATGACCCCAGGTTTTACTATGTCAAATACAACTCGTCCAATAGCAATTGGAAAATTTCAAGAAGCGGTTATGGACAAAGGAGTTGTTTTTCATTCTGCTCGTTTAATAGAGGAAATGAAAGTATTTATATGGAAAAACGGTCGACCAGAAGCACAACCAGGATACAATGATGATTTAATGATGGCATTTTGTATAGGTTGTTATTTACGTGATACTGCTTTTAAACTTAGAACAAACAATATGGAAATGGCTAAAAGTATGTTGAATAGTATAGGAAATTCTCGTACATCATATGCTGGAGGATATTCTAATGGACCAAGTTATGCTGATAAGTACAATAATAACCCATTTAAAATAAACAACCCTTACTCAGATAATCAAGAAGATATTTCTTGGCTTTTATAAAAACAAAAACAAAACATGGCAGATACAGGATTATTTAGTAGATTAAGACGATTATTTTCAACCGATGTTCTTATTAGAAATGAAGGAGACAATCAGTTAAAAGTATTTGACATAAACAAAATTCAAGTTTCAGGTGAATATGAAACTAATGCACTTGTAGACAGATTTAACCGCATTTATACTAACTCACATACTTCAATTTATGGATACCAAAGCAGCTTTAATTATCAAACATTACGCCCTACACTTTATTCTGAATACGACTCAATGGATACAGATGCTATTATTGCCTCTGCTTTAGACATTATTTCAGATGAAAGTACATTACGTAATGATATGGGTGAAGTTTTACAAATCCGTAGTTCAGATGAAGATGTACAAAAGATCCTTTATAATTTATTCTATGATGTATTAAATGTAGAATTTAACTTATGGCCTTGGATTCGCAATATGTTAAAGTATGGTGATTTTTTCTTAAAATTAGAAATTGCTGAAAAATTTGGTGTATATAATATAATCCCTTACAATGCATTTCACATTGAAAGACAAGATGGATACGACAAAGACCACCCAAATTCAGTACGTTTTAGATTTGACCCAGAAGGTGTTTCATCCCCTTCAGATTATGGATACTATAATGTACCTAATTCTGGAGGACAAGGTAATTCAATTTATTTTGATAATTACGAAATGGCTCACTTTCGTTTATTAACAGATACTAACTTTTTACCCTATGGTAGATCGTATTTAGAACCTGCTCGTAAGCTGTTTAAACAATATACTATGATGGAGGATGCGATGCTAATACATCGTATTGTTAGAGCGCCTGAAAAACGTATATTTTACATTAACGTTGGAAATATTGCACCTGCAGAAGTAGAAAACTTTATGCAGAAAACAATTTCTAAAATGAAACGTACTCCGTACATTGATCAACAAACAGGAGACTATAATTTAAAATACAACATGCAAAATTTGCTTGAAGATTTTTATATTCCAACTCGAGGAAACGATCAAGCAACTAAAATAGATAATTTAAGTGGTTTACAATGGCAAGGAATTGAAGATGTTACTTACTTAAGAGATAAATTATTCGCTGCCCTTAAAGTACCTAAAGCATTTATGGGTTATGAAAAAGACTTAACAGGAAAAGCAACACTAGCTGCGGAAGACATTCGATTTGCACGTACTATAGAACGTATCCAACGCATTATGGTATCTGAGTTAAATAAGATTGCTTTAGTGCATTTATACGCTCAAGGATACCACGATGAAAGTATGACAAACTTTGAACTTTCATTAACTACTCCTTCAATCATATATGATCAAGAAAAAATAGCTTTAATGAAAGAAAAGGTTGATCTAGCTAACCAAATGATGGAAAACAAAATTCTACCTACAGATTGGATATATGAAAACTTATTCCATTTAAGTGAAGATCAATATGATGAATATAGAGATTTAATTATTCAAGATTCTAAACGTAAATTCCGTTTAACTCAAATTGAAAATGAAGGTAACGATCCACTTGAAACAGGGAAATCTTATGGAACACCACATGATTTAGCAGCTTTATATGGCAGAAGTAGGTACGATGCAACTAATGTACCTACAGGATATGAAGAAGAATCTGATTTAGGTCGCCCTGAAGAAAAAGTAACAGACAAAAACACTCAAGATAATGCATTTGGAAAAGACCGAATAGGTTCAGACGGTGTTAAAAAAGATGGAGACGAATCTGGTTCAATAAACCCACAGTATAAAGGTGGCAGTCCATTAGCTCTTGAAACTAAAAATAAAAGAAATAAAAATGCTAAATTGTTTAATGACATAAAAAATCAACATAAACAGATTATTTTTGAATCAGATATTAGAGGAAATTCGCTATTAGATGAATCTCAAATACGATAATAAGAAAACATCATATATTTATAAATAAACAATATTAGAATGCAAATTAAACATTCAAAGTATAAAAATACTGGTATCCTTTTTGAATCATTGGTTCGTCAAATCACCACGGACACATTAGATGGTAAGGAATCCCCAGCAAAAGATATACTTAAAAAATATTTCGTTAAATCGGAATTGGGTCGTGAGTACAAGTTATATGAAACTTTGTTAAAAAAAACATCCTTAACTGAAGGAAAAGCAAATGTTGTAGTTAGTACATTAGTTGATTCCTCTAAATCATTAAATAGAGGAGCAATTAAACGCCAAAAATATAATCTAATTAATGAAATTCAAAAACATTACAATGTTAACGAATTTTTTAACCATAAACTTTCTAATTACAAAGTATATGCTGCTTTTTATACACTATTAGAAATTGCAAATTCACAAGATTTATTTGACCCTGAGCAAACTATTAACAATAAAGTAACTATTTTAGAACATTTAACTGCAGCTAAAATTACTGAAAATAAAGTTCGTGACGAAGTAATGAGTGAATTTGAAAATGCAGATAAAGATGTACGTTTATTAGCTTATAAAATGGTTTTAGAAAATTTTAATGAAAAGTACGATACACTACACCCAAAACAAAAGATAATATTAAAAGAATATATTACTTCTATTGACAATACTTCTCGTTTAAGAGAATTTTATAACAATAAAATAATTGAAATAAAAGAAGAGCTTAATGTTTTAAACAAAAACACTAAAAGCAAATCAACCCAGATTAAAATAAATGAAATTATTACAGTTATAAACCCACCATCTAAAAATGTTAAAATAACTGATAGTGATTTAGTTGATTTATTACAGTACTATGATTTAATTAATGAATTAGAAACTGCAAATGGATAAGATTAAAGAAATAATTCGTAAAAAACTTAGAGAAATAAGTGCTACCGGACAAGGTGGGGCTTCATTTTCAGCTGGGCAAGGGATGAATTATGCCACTCCGAAAGCATTTAAAAAAGTAAATGAAGGGCCGGGAGCAAATTTAGGGCCTGGACCAAGTGCAGGACCTGAAGGTGTAAAAGATAATGCTTATATTAATCAATTTAACTATAAGCTAGTACCAAAAAACCCTAAACCAAAGTCATTTGAGGTTAAAAAGCTTTGGGAAGATGAAACAATAAACGAAATGAATGACGTTCAAAAGAAACGTATTACTTCGTTAGATGAAATTGAAATATTATTAAATGAATTAGGTCCACTAGTTTCAAACGCAAAAAATGAAACAATTGAACTATATAGTGGAAACGCTGGTTCATATGATATAAATAAACCAATAGAAATAGTAAAAAGCTATTTAAAAGAAATAAAACAACTTTTATCAGAAAAATAATGAAAAAGACCCTACAAGACCAATATCTATTAATCAAAGAAGGCAAAGGACACAAAGGTGTTTTCCTTACAGAAGCAAAACGTGATTTTCCTCAATACGTTCGCAATGCTGCTACATTTGATGAAGCCGTAGCTTCTCTTAAAACCAAAAGCATTATTTCAGAAAATGTATTTGTAGTAATGCCTGGTGTAATGGATCGTCCTAAAAAAGAAACTTACGAAACAGCGTTTGAAGCATTCTTAGTAGAAGCAAAAAAGAAAAACGAAGACGAAAACGTTAAAGCAGAAGAGAAAAAAGTTTCTAAACCTGTAGAAGAAGATCTTTCCCACAACTACGATAACACAGATGAAAAAAATCCTGATAATGTAATATTTGATCAAATCATGATGGGGTATTATGCTGAAATGAAGGATCCTAAAAATGCTGATAAAACAATGCAAGAATTAAAAGATATTGTGTTGAAAAATTTATCAAAAGATCCAATCCATTATACAAAAGATGGTCAATTTGGTGTTAAAGGTTTAGGATATGTAACTGAAGCACCTGGTTTAGGTGAACCAAAAGAAGCTAAAGGCAAATACAAGTCAAGTGGATATGGTGATTTAAATGAATCTATTCAATCAATCAATGAAGAAGAATCTAAATTACGTAAAGTAATTCGTGAAATGGTTGATAGTGAATTAGAAGAAGTAATATATCAAGGAATAAGTGTTCGTCCTAGAACAAGTGATAAAGAAAGAAATGAAAGAGACCCTCAACCTTTTAAAACAACCTACATTGATACATCAGTAATAGATTCACTTAAAAAAAATCAACATTTAAGAATATTAAAAGACCCAAACAATCCTGAAGAAATTAAAGGAATTGCTATTCGTGCTACATTAATTCCTTCTTCGAACAAAAATCTAGGGAAAACTACAGACAACATAGACAAACTTGGTATAGATGTTAACCCAGAATTTAAAAACTTTTTAAGCTATAAAGATAATATGGGTAGTGAAA